AGATGCGCATGGCAACATTCTTTCCGGCTGCGCGCCCTTGTTTGATCCCGCCACCCGCTGGACCCTGACCTTTGATGCGGCCCTGATTGACAAAGACGTGGTTGAGGTCGACCCCACGGGCAAGGTGCTCAGCGCGACGGCGGCGCTCGGCCTCGACGCGCAGCCCCAGGACGAAGCTGTCCCGGCGCTATCCGACACGATGCAGGCCTACGGGGCCATCGGGCTGGCGGATGAGGCGGCGGCATGGAGGGCGGACCTTGACGCGAACGGAGCGCCAACGGAAAACCCGGCGAACAGCCCGGAGCTGACTGTGATCACCGACGCGGCGACCATGGATACATACTTGCCGATGGTGAACCGCATGGTGCCGATGCTTACGCAGTGTCATCGAAGCGGTCGGGTGTGGCGGGCCTATTACGGCAACAACGGACCTTTGGGGACGGACCCGGAGGAGGCTGGCCATGATATGTTCATGCTGCTGGAATACACCGAGGATTTTGCGGACGGCGGCGTTGCTCCACCTGCGACGGATGGCGAGACCGATGATGTCACATGGTTGCCAGCGGCTATCATCCACTATGCGACCGACGACGACGCGCTGGTGCAGGACGGGCAGTTTTTCTACACCCATCAGGGCTATCTGGTCTTCGCGATGGCGATCAAAACCACCGGCGATCTGCAGGTCAACCGCGCCTGGGTGATCCAGAACCCGGACACGGGCGAGGCGGCAGACCTCGATCTGGTGGTTGACGGCACGTTCGTATTCGGGACGCAGACCTTCTTCGGCTATGGCTTCGCATTCCAGCCTCACCTGACCGGCACCGAACATCGTTTTTTTATGTCGGGATTCCCCGCAGAAGCTGATCCGCGCGCGGTTGATCGGATACCGCGTTACTGCCGCCTGCGCATCCACGAGACGCGGGTGCAGGGCGTCGTCACTGACGTGCGGGCACATTCGCAGGTGATCAGCGAAGTTCAGGCGATGATCGACAGCGAGGAGGAAGATTTCCCTGAGCCGACTGCGGTGCCGGTTGGCGGCGACGAAATCATGATGACGTTCCGGACCGACACAGGCGCGATGGAGCGCCGGTCGTATGACGGCGGCCTGACGTGGACGGACGAAGAAGACTCATACCTTGAGCGAGAATTGGAAAGCTCACGCGCGAAAACGGTGCTTTGCCGCAGTCCCTCGGGCCGGTTGATCTGGGCCTTCAACAACAATGGCACGCGCCTGAATATGTCGGTCATAGCCAGTTACAAAGGCAGCGCCGGACAGGACAGCTATTGGCTGCCGCCTCTCTTGTTGGAAGAGCGCCAGCGACCACTCAATACGTACCCGTCCGTGGTGTTTCTTCGCGACGAGCTTGGCCGATACACCGGCAAGTTCCTGGTTGCCTACGACCGGGGGCGCTCTGCGACGTACATTGGCATGAGCGGCTCGGAGGTAGCAGTCGGCACCCCTGGCAGCACCACCTGGAACGAGCTGATTACCTGCCTTGTGGACGAGGAAGACGCCGCCACTGCGGTGATCAACACCGTCCTGCGATACACAACCAACCCCGGCGTAGCCGTACCAGCCTAAAGGACCAATTCAATGACTGTTAAGCGCATCATTCAACAGACCGTAAAGAACCCTCTTGTGACCGCCCCAGCGGGCGCACCGGCCCTGAACACCCCGGCAGAGCGTGGCCTGCTCGATCTGCTCTACCAGCCTGCCTGGCGTACAAAGAACAAGAGCTGGTTCTCGGCCCGCGCGGCGCGCCTGGGCGGTGACGGCTTCGTCCAGGACGTGGTGGGCTGGATACCTGGCCTTGACGGAGAGCCGCAGTACCTGCTCCGCCATCCCGACGACACGACGAGCGCGCACCGGATGCGGCGCGGGGTCGGCGCTGACGGCATGGTCACATTGGGGCGGGACGACACTGGAGGAAGCCCCATGTCGGCTGTTGCGATGGGAACGCTGCTGTCATCGGCAAATGCACTGCTGCCCTCCGTCGCCGTCGATCAGTCGGAGCAGATGACGCTCGCCTTCCTGATGCGGCAACCCCCCGCGTCAGGTGGTTTCATCATATCAGCCGACGACATGGCCTCGGGTGCAAACCAGATGGCCATCAGCTTCACTGGCGGAACCGAAGCAATCTCAGCCTACACCCGCCGCACACCCGCCGCACTGTCAACGACTGTGGATGATGTGATCCCCGATGCCCTTATGCTGCTGGTGGTCGAGTTCACAGGGCTTGCGGCGGCGAGCATTTACATCGATGGCACCAAGCAGACCTTGTCCGGCACGCCCAACTGCGCGGCAGTGCTCGGGGGCCAGCGGTTCCGCATCGGTTCCTTACGCACGGATGCTGGAGCCAGTTTCTCAACCCCGGCGGACGGCTACATTGAAGAGGTTCTTGCGCTGCCTGGTGTGGACACCGAAGCTAACGACTCGATCCACGAGGCGTTGGAAGCGTACAAGGTGGAAAAACATCCGGCATGA